GTTTCTCAAAAAACTGGACTGAAACGACTCATGGGCGGCTGCCATCAGGTTTGCGTCAGGCACCGCATCAGCATTTGCCGCTTGCCATGCTGCCCACATGATGTTTGCCGTCATCGCTGCGTATCTTTTTTCGCCGTTAACCTCAAAACTATCAAGATGCGCTTTGTCGCGCGCCCACTTCTCAAACGCCTCTCGCTCGCTCATTTCTTAAACCTCCTCTTCCCATCAAAAAAAACCATCATGCCACCATCGCGCTCCCAGGTCAACAGGTTGTACCTATCGCAACCTACATCAATAATACAAAAAAGCTATTGTACAATCGGGCGCGTCGGCTTATGATTCGGTCAACACCAACAACGGAGTCAACATCATGCCAACAACCTGCACAAACTGCCCTGCTATGATCCGCCCGGTAACGCCATCAGGCTACTGTTGCGCCGGTTATCGGACAGTCACAACTATGGTCAACGGTCGGCGCGAACGTGCGCCTATGACATCCTGCGAGCGGCCTGCAACATCGGCGGCGCTTGCTCAGCGGCTTGATGTGATTGCGCGGCATAGTGCTGCGGGGAGTTGGGCGCTGTGATTTCGTATATGGGCATGGCGCTCTGTCGGCGGTCTGATTGTGGGAATTTCGCAGACTGCCCGCGAGCGTTTACCGATCAAGTGCGCGCCGATGCGGTCAAGTGGTGGGGATCTGATGGCGCGCCGGTTAGTTTTGCTCACTTTACCGAGTGCTTTGTTGACTCGACGTCGATGCGGTGAGCGATGTTGAGTATTATCGCGCAGATATGAATCAGTGGCGACCATGCAAATTTATCGCGCACCACAACAGCATTGCCAATCTCCTGACACAAAAACACCCGTATTTTAGTGTCAAAATCACTACCCCTGAGCAGCCATATACTTAGCCTTCGCCGCCTTTGCACGGTTGATGGCTCGGTCTACGATTGGCTTGCCGTCTGCGTCAACGACAACAGCGGTCTGGCTGCACTTGCAGTTGATAGCGTTTCCGTCCTTGCTGTAAAAATCCCGTATTTCTTCGGCTGTGTAAAGCAGCCCATGCTTGGCGGCGTGTGTTGCTCGCGTCGTGCTGCTGAGGGCAGACAGCCAAAGCATCTTAGTGCGTATGCCGACCTCAGCGTTAAGTGCATCTGTTTCATCCCATCGCGCGCGCCTGAGCGCGCCTGTCAGTTCAGTGCGGGCTATCCGCTCTGCTCGACTACGCGACACATCAAAACTATCCCGCACCGAGCGCGCCACCATCAATGGGTTCTGTCCGTTTTCAATCCCTTGCATCAACACTCGCCCTAAGTCGGTAGCGGTCTCGGCGGCGAATCCTTGCATTTGTTCAAACACCCGCGCGCGAACCAGTGCTACCCGTCGCTGCCAAGGGTCAGACGCAAGCACCTGACCAATCTGCCGGGTAATCTCGCCGGCAGTGATGGCAGCAAAGTTGGTCACAGCAGCAGCCGTGCCAATCTCATACGCAACAACAGCGCGCGACACAACAGGCTCAGACACTGCCGGTTGCGCAAATCGTTGCTTGATTCCGTCAACGATTTGTTGCAACACCGGCAGGCTTATGAGGTATTCGTACTTTGTCTGATTGACAAGAAACGGTGCTCGGCTTGTGTTGATCTCAATGCGTGTAGTGGGGATTGCAGAAACCGCACCTAGCAGCCAATTCTGTATGTCGCGTATTGCGCGGTCGGTTTCGACACGCGCACGGCGTATCAGGACAGTTCCGCCGATTGGGTTTGCTGATTGCGGTGGCAATACGGGTTCTGCTGCTACCACACGACACACGCCGCCAATCGCATGGTATATGCTTCTGCATCCGTTGTGCTGCCGCAGAAGCAGGCGTCTGCGAGTCTGCGAAGGAATTGATCCCGCCTCTCGTCATTGCACATCATTACTGTGACTGCCATTTGTTGTAGGGTCATTCCGCTTCGTCCTCATCCTCAGTCAACACCGAATTATCCCCCAAAGGCTCCATTCCCATCGCCTCCCGGATTTCGTCTTCGCTGAACACGCGCCCAATCCCTAGCATCGCCTTGTTCACTTCAGCCATCTTGAGCGCCTTGTTCAGCTTCTCTTCCGTGCTGTCCTCTGTGAGGTCTTTCCAGTCAATAGTCCACTCAATCGCGGGCAGTACGCCGACCCTTGCCAAGTGCCGAAGCAATCTCCGGATATTCGGCTTCACGTAATTCTCGCGGCGGGACATGATAGTGCTGTCCCACTCTTTCGCGTCCTCTGTAGATGCGCGCTCGCCTGTCTGAGTGCCGATAAGGATTTTCAGCGGCTCGGAGATGGTGGCGGCAAAGTTTCGCAGCGGGGCCATTACGAACTCTTCAGGCTGCGGCAACACAACGCCCAACGTCTGCGCAGTCAATCCCTGCATTGCCAGCACTTTGTCAAAACCTTCGCGCCAGCCTGCTACCACCTCGTCCAGCTTGTCGGCTATCTCTTCAACCGAGTCCACGCCCAACATGGCCGCAATCGTCTGCGCGTTTACATCCTTATCAAACGACAACATCGGCGCGTTTTTCGCGTTCTGCCAGAATCCTTCACCGCCTGAGCCTACTACCTTTTCAATAACGATCAGGTCGTTAAATCCCGGCTCAAGCACAGATTGACCGTGTACGCTGCCGTCCTTGCTCCAGATATGCACCCGGTCAGGATGCACTTGGAATGCGCGATTCATGCGGTCGTCCGGGTTTACGTTCGCCTCGTTGAACAGGTACATCGTTGGATGCCCGTAAGTCAGGCTCATGACATTGGTGTCGTACGTGGACGGCTCAAGCTGCCCCTCCCACGCCGGGATAAGCTCAACAAGGCCATCCATGCCGCCGGGTACACGCTGCGTAACAGGCTCATCCCATCGCTTGCCGTCTGCGAACCTTAGCAGGATTCCGGCGTATTCACCGACTCGTGATCGCTCGTCTGCCTCGCTGAGTTTCTGCCACATAGACAGTCGCTCGATCATCTCGCGGATCAGCCGCTCTGTTGTCGTCTCCTCGTGTGGGATATCGCGCTTTGACTCAAGCAAGAAAGGCGACTCACGCCACGTCTTTTGGATGGCATGCACAACACCGGCATAAGCGATAGAGTTGCGCTCGTACATGCGATAAAAGTGGTGGAAAGTCAGGTGATCAGGGTATCCGAAGTCATAGTTATTATCATGCTTCTGATCAGCGTTGTACCTGATGCGCAGGTACTGCTGTATCTGCTGGCTTGCGGCGTTTGCCACGAGGGATTTTGTCATGCTAATGCCCGCTAAGTGTGTTGGGTGCTTGGCGGGCATTATAGCATGTGAATGGCAGGGGTTAGTCTAGCCCTGTTTCCGGTCGGCACTCTCTGACTATTCTCGCCATTTCTTCAAATGTACGGGCAAGCGACTCGCGGCGCTCTGCTGATTTTGGAAGCCAGAACGTAACAGCGCTCCGGTCATCGTCAGCAGGCGGGTGATGCAGCTTTTCGCTGCTATGTAAAATCATCTGCACGGCTGAATATACCAGCCCTGTGTTTGACTTCTTTTCAACAGTAACAACTTCGTCTGTTAACTCCTGACTGTAGACATTGATTCTCATTTCACCGCCTTCTAGTATTGGTTTAAATGTACCCGCATCCTACCCCGCCTCATACTCCATGTCAACGGTATTTTTTGCGGATGAATATACCGGCTGATGGACCGCGTATCAGGTACGGCTCGACTGAGTACCTAAGCGCGTCTATGAAGTGGTTAAAATCGTCACACGGCTTGTTGGTTGTCTTGCCGTCCTTGTCAACAGCCCACGAGTAGTTATTGAATTCCGTCATGAACTCAACAAGGTGCGCGTTAACGATAATTTCGTACTCAAGCAGCAAGTCTATCCCTGCGCTGACGGAATCCCGCCCTTTTGCCGCTCCATCGATAACAACATCCTTCCCGCGTATGTAGTCGATCGACTTAGGCTCTGAGCTATCAGCTATCGTCCTGTGCTTGTGTGCTCGCTTTTCCTTAATGGCGTCGGCTATCTCGGCGTTACTCATGCCTTTTTCATAAAAGCCATCGTAAACGTATATGCGCTTACCTACAGTATCGATATACGATTGATGCCACGCTGACGGGTCGTTAGTGTACCCGAAGTCAAGACCTTGCACGCAATCAAGACCCGCTATCTCATCGGCACGTATTAGCCTTTGAGATACGTTGCTGAACACAAGCCCTTCAGCAGTCCCCCAATTGCCAAGCGCGTAGATGTTGTAATAGCGCGGGTTGGTCTTGCGCTTATTCTCCATCACCATCTTGTATTCATCGTCGATGAATTTATTGTCAAGATAGGTTGTTTTTAGGGTAAAGACCCCTTGAATCGGATCATCAAAGAAAACGCGCTTGATCCAATGCTGCTCGCTGATCGGGTTAAGCGTCAGGATGATCTGCTTCAAGCAGCCCATATTGCCGCGTAAGCGCAAGTCAAGCTGCTCAAAATCCTCCTGCGATAGCTCTGTCGCTTCCTCTGCCCATATCGACGTGACGCCTTCAATTGATTTTAGCTTCTCCACGTCATCAAGCCCGGAGAACATAATCTGCGAACCGGTTGGATTATAAGTTATCGTCTTGTCTGTGAGATTGACCGTAAACTCATCCATCAAACCCCATTTGCTGATAATGTTGCGGATAAGCGTAAACACCGAACGCTTGATTGTTCTGTCTACTTTTCTGATGACAAGGAAATTGTGCTTGACCTTAGACTCTTTAAGCAGTCTGTACAGTATCTTGCGGGCTACTATGTGCGATTTGCCGCTTCCCGCACCGCCCCAGATAACTTGGTAGCGGCTCTGGTCGGTAAACATCGGCACGAAAGCTGGAGAGTTATCCTTGACATGCTTGCGGAATAAGGCGAGGTTTACCATTCATGCGAGCCATCGTCTGTGACCCTGTGAGTCACGCTCTGCTTATCTGCAAGTCCTAGGTCGCGGGCTATGATGTTGGCGTTCAAAAGGTCTGCGGCGGCTCCTGCGAACTTCTGAGCGCGGATGATCTTGTCAGCCCTTGCCACGACCACGGAAAAATCTTTATCTTCCCGCCATGCCCGCCATGTATCGTCGTCAATATCCAGAAACAAACACAGCCCGTCTATGGTCATTGCGCGCATTTTTGCAACCGGCATATCGACCACTCCGCCTTGGAACTGAGCTACTTTGTTCTCCCATAGCGGGTTATCCTCTACCCACTGGAAATACTCTTGGCATGCCTCCCATAGCAGATCAGCAGAGGCGAATATCTTGTCTCTGCCGTGCTTTGTTCTTCGCTTTCCAGAATTGTATTTCCTTGATGGGGCTGGCACTTGATTACTCCTATCTCTTGATGACGGTCATTGTACCACAATCGTCCAATTGCGGCATTAAGCGGCGTCCAATTGCAGGTTACTCCCGCCCACCCCCATTGTAAATCGCCAGAAACAGCGCGGCACTGGCAACGATGGCAACGGCGTCAATGCCTAGTGCTAGGCCGAATGCGCAGCATAGCAGGATGGTGGCGGTGAAGGCTATGGATGCGCGCAGCATGGCTCACCCCTCCCATATCATGTCGGCTAGGACTTGGGCGAGCGCGTCTTGTTCTCCGCCCTGTTTTAGGATTTCTTTGGATGCATCTGGATATTTGCCGTCCGAAATCATCCCCCATACTGTTTCAGGGTCCGCCATAAGCCCGCATACGACTTCTAGCATCACACAAGCCCGCTTCCGATTCCCATCTGGCAGCGCGTCGATAATTTTTTGTGGGGTTTTCATGCTAGTAGTGCTCCTGTCAGTTATTGTCCGGAAAGTATTCTGAATGCTGTTGCTGCCACGATTGGGTTTTGACCGTTTCCAATTGCTTTTGATCTGTCCAGCCTATAGGCCAACCCATTATCCACTCTCCCCACTCCGGGTTCGGCTTCCCACCATCTGCTTTTGCTAGGCACGCCGGACTCGGCAATCGCCCTTCGGAAAACTTCAAGCTCGAAATTGTCCCTCTCATGTTTGTGCATGTTGGTGTTGTGAGCCAGCACCCATATTCTCTCGCGCTCAGATGGCGCTCCGAATCTTCCAGCCCCCAGCACTCCCCATTTCGCATCATACCCCATCTCGGCCAAGTCTCCGAGAACTCTTCCGAGTCCTCTAGAAAGGAGCATTGGTGAGTTTTCCACGAATGCGTATCTGGGCTGTACCTCGCGTATGATGCGCACCATTTCTGACCACATCCCGCTTCTCTCTCCGTCAATGCCCGCTCCCTTTCCCGCACTGGATATGTCCTGACAAGGAAACCCCCCAGAAACCACGTCAACAAGTCCGCGCCATGGCTTTCCGTCAAAGGTTTGAACGTCATCCCATATCGGGAAAGGCGGGAGAATTCCGTCATTTTGTCTGGCTGCAAGTACGCTAGCTGGGTAGGGTTCCCATTCAACTGCACAGACTGTTTTCCATCCAAGCAGGTGTCCTCCAAGGATTCCGCCGCCTGCTCCTGCGAACAATGCCATTTCTCGTAAAGGGCTTGACTGATTAACCATGACATAACTTTCCCTTTATCAAATCGCCAATCGCCGCTGTTCCGGCTCGTTATCGTTTTCGTTGAATATCACGTTGAACTTGCCCGCCGATGGAATCTTTGCCATGCTGTGATTTATTGTACCAGAGTTGACGAAGTATTCAAACCTGTCGCAAGCCATCTCCTTGGAAGAGCATGACGCCCAATGCTGGCAACGGTTGCGCCCGGCACCGCAAGGAGACGGCTGATTTGCCAGCGTGCGAACCAGCAGCAGGAATTCCTCG